AGAAGAACAGGGCGGCGACCCGCAGCTGCAGCAGATGGCCGCGCAAAATCAGCAATTGCAACAGGCTGTCGCGCAACTGCAGCAGATGCTCCAACAAGAAAAGAGCAACAACGCCGCAGAAATGCAGCTTGAGGAACAAAAAATCCAAAACGAAAGATTGAAAATTCAAGTCGATGGCATGAAAGCTCGGACAGAGCGTCTTAAAACCATGGCAGAGCTTGGAATGGCGCTGGATACAGTGCCGGAGGGGGATTTTACCCCGCCTGAACAGGGCTACTTGCCCTAAGCGTGACTGTCGCAATCAGTCGTTTCTAAAAACAGGAAATAAACATGAACCCGACGCTGAACGAAGGCGCAGGCGCGCCGAACTATGCCGAAAATGCAAACGAGGACCTTGATCTTGAAAATGTAAATCAAGACGACGGCGAACAGGATGGCGACGAAGGCACGCAGGGCGAAGATGGTAAAGCCCAGCAGCCGAAAGACGATCCTGTAAAAACGCTGCAGCAACGCCTCGCAAAGCAGGAGCGGCGCATCAACAACATCACAGCGTCGAAATATGCTCTCAAGCGCGAGCTTGACGAGCTGCGGGCCTATAAAGCCCAGATGGAAAGTGAACGTAAGGTGCAGGGCATCAAGATGCCGAAACCTGACGACTTCAAAGACTTCGACGAATACCATGCAGCGCTCACAGAGGCGCAGATGCAAAAACTTCTGGCGCAACAGCAAGGGCAGCAAAACCAGAACCCCGCAGAGCAAGGACGTGTCCCCGCACAAGAACAGCAGTGGCACAACTCCATGCAACAGCAGGCGCTCGGTCAAGCCCAGCAACTTGCGCAGCATATCGGCGATTTTGCCGAAACGTGGGATGGTGTTGCCCCTCTGCTCGATGCCATGCCCTACGCAATTGAAAAAGCCTTCTACCAGACAAGCCAACACCCGGCCCTTGCGGTCTATGTGCTGGCGAAAGAAGGCGTTTTGGCAGATGTCCTCGAAATGCCCCCGCAGCAAGCCGCGCAATACATTGCACAGGCTACACAGCTCGGCATTCAAAACATCCAGCAATGGGCAGGCAACAAATCCCCGCAAGGGAAGCCTGCCGCACAACAACAGCAACCAACAGGAGCGCCGCCGCCTCTGTCCCCCAGCAAGGCGGGCAGTCGGGGCGCACGGTCAGAGGACGAAATGAGCGGTTCCGAACTGCTCAAGAAATACAACGTGTCCTGACCCTTAACGCAAACAGGAGAAACAATCCATGAGTAACCAAATCGCTACAATCAAGTCGAACGCTCTCAAGCTGACGAAGATGGCCGCGGCTGATCTGAACGATCAACTGCAATTCTTCCAAGCGGCACGCAAATTCGATATGGATGAATTTAAGGGTGACGCAAACGGCAACTCGCCGGGCGATACCGTATCCATCCGCGTACCGGCACACTACACCGTCAAAACCGACTCCTTTGACCTGACGAACGATATTCAGGACATCAAAGAAACGTGGGTTTCGGCAAAGCTTGACCTGATCGGCACCATTGGCACGGCGCTTTCCACGCAGGAACTGACGCACGATGTCAACCTGGGCAAAGTTTACGACCGTTTCCTGAAACAGCAGATTTCCGATCTCGCTGCAAGTCTGGAAGCCCGTATGCTGGAAAAAGCTGCGCAGGCCTGCCCCAACATCGTCGGCACACCCAGCTCGAACATCCATGACACCGACCTCGTTTTGAGCGCGGGCGAGATCATGGCGAAGGGCTTGGCACCGATGGCGCTGCGTGACCGCTTCCTGCTGGGGGATTCCACCTCCATGCGCCACGCGGTGAACGCTCGCAAAGGCCTGTTCAACGGCCAAGAGGCCCTTGCCAAGATGTTCAAGTACGGCTCCCTCGGCCAAGCTGACAACTTCAACTGGATGCAAAACGAGCTGGTCTATCGCCACACCAACGGTGCTGACGTGGCCTTTGCGGTTGAGGCGACCGTTTCGCCGATCGCCGAGGGCATGAGCCTCTTGGGTGTCGATGGTGTGACCAGTGGCGCAACCATCAAGGCCGGTACGAAATTTACCGTGCCGGGCGTTTACCGCGTTCACCCGCAGACCAAGAAAAGCCTTGGCATCTTGCAGACGTTCACGGTTCTGGAAGATGTCACGGAAACCGCAGCAAACAGCGTTATCCTGAAAATCTGGCCCGCAATCTACACGGCTACCTCCGGCAGCTTGCAGAACGTCACGGCATTGCCGACCGACGAGGATGCGGTGACGGTCCTGACGGGTGACGCGAACGCAACGCACACGCACAGCTTGGCTTTCCACAAGGAAGCCTATCGCGTGGGTACGGCAAAGCTGGTTATCCCGAACAATGCCGAGTTTGCCGCACAGCACTCGGAGAAGGGCATGAACATCGCAATTGTTCGTGACTGGGACCAAACCAAACGCCGCATGGTGACCCGTATCGACGTGCTGGGCCTGATCGTGCCGGTACGTCCGAGCTGGGCAACCGTCCTGACCTCCTAACCACACAAACGAAGCGAAGCGGCACGGGGCCTCAATTCCGTGCCGCAAACTTCTCTCACAACCTTTTCAACAAGGATAAGCAATCATGTCTAAGCCAAAAATCACACTGACAAAAGGCAACGATGTCAAGCGCACGAAAAGTGAACAGCTTGCAGCGCTGTTGCAAAAAGACGGCTGGAAGCGAGAAACCTCCGGTGGTGACAAAAAAGACACCGGCGGCAAAGGCAAAACCTCCGACAAGAAAGACGCATAACTATGGGTGCGGGGATCATCGCCGGCAACGTCGCCGGCATCACTCACATCGCGCTGGCGCTTACGCCGGCAGAGGTGAGCGCGGCCACAACCGTTGAACAAGATTTCACGGTGCCGGGCCTTAAAGCAACTGATGCGGTGGTGGTATGCCCGCCGGGTCTGCAGGCGGGGGTCGGTATTATCGGCGCACGCGCAAAGGCCGACAACACTCTGTCCGTCCAGTTTGCAAACACCACCGATGGTGCCGTGACACCCACAGCGGGCGTTCACCAAATCATCGTTTTTCGTCATGAGGGCGTATCCGGTGTGAACCGGGTTATGACCTGATGATGCCATTGGCGGGGCGCGTTCTCCTTTCGCGCCCCGCCTTCCCAATTTTAGGAGGCAGCTATGCCAAATATGAGCAATTTCGTTGACGCTCCTTTTCAATTCCCGACGCATACGCAGGCGCGGGTTTTGGCAGAGAATACAGCCGAAGTGATCGACGTGCCGCTTGACCCCGCAACAGGCAAGCCAGCGCGGTTTGTGAAGTTTGGCCGCGGTGACGAGGAAAATTTCTACTCTCGCGCCTTCAAAGATGGTGAAACCACGACCATCACAATCCCCGCGGCTGACGAAACGGCCGGAAATGCGCCGGAGAAGAACCCCGAAGGCTTTGCGCTTTTTGGTAATTGCACAAAAATCTCGGTTATCTCTCCCGCCGCTATGGTCTTGACGGTGAGCTTCTATAAATGACGAAGGCACGGGACCTTATTTTGCGCGCATTTCGGCGCGGCGGCATCATGGGCCGTTACGAGGACCCGAGCGCGGATGAAGTGAACGACGCGCTGCTTGAACTGAATGACATGCTGGATGAATGGTCTAACGACAGCATGACAATCTACGCCCGAATTTTGGAAGATTTTGCGCTTTCTGTCGGTGTTTCGGAGTACAGCATAGGCCCGGGCGGGGATTTTGACACGTCGCGCCCTATGCACATCACGTATGCCTTTGTACGCACCGGCGGTACAGATTTCGAGGTGACTGTTGTGCCTGTCACGTCATGGGCCACAATCGCGCAAAAGGCAACGGGAAGCCTGCCGCAATCCTTGTGCTTTGACAACAACAGCCCCCTTGCAAAGATCAGGCTATGGCCTGTCCCGACAGAAGCAAACCGCCTGTTTCTCTTGCAGGAAAAAGCTATTACGCGCCTCGCCACGCTCGACACGGAAATCACGTTCCCGACAGGATGGGAGGGCGCGATCTTGAACAATCTGGCCGTGCGGCTTTGTGCAGATTACAGCCAGCCAGCAAGCGCGGATTTGCTGCGCTTGGCTAGCAATGGCCGCAAGGCAATC